GAATCTCCGATGACGGTAGAGCAGGTTGCGATAGAGCTGCTAAAAATAGAGGCAGCCAAAAAGAAAGAGGCCATGGCTAAGATGATGGCCGACAGCCGTGATTCGGGTGTTGACGATGTACATGTTGTCCCCGAGGCTCACGACGATAAGGTCCAGAAGGAAGCAGTTGTAAAATCCATGGCTGAATTAATAAGCAAAAGGAGGGCAAAGAAATGGCAGAGTTAGTACAAAATCTCGGCTCTTTTGTGCCGGATAACCTAATAGTCGACGGATCTGTCCCGATCCTAACCAAGGCAGTGAAACTGGGTGCCGGGCAAGGAGCATTAAAAAGAGGGACAGTATTAGGCAAGATAACTACTGGTACTACAAGCGGTCAGTATGTAGTTGTCAATTCTACAAATACAGATGGCAGTGGGAATGCGGATTGCATTCTTGCGGATGATGTCGACACGGCCACGAGCGTAGTAGCGGTCGCATATACGAGCGGGCATTTTAACAGGAAGGCCCTCGTATTCGGTGGCAGCGACACAGCGGATACGCACGAAGCAAGATTACGTGAGCTTGGGATATTCCTGAGCGATAACGTTCCTTATTAGAAGGGAGAGTGATATAGATGGCAATAAATCTTTATGAAACCAGGATGATGCTGCAGGCAATAGAACAGTCTTTGCCTGCACAAACATTTTTAAGAGATACGTTTTTCCCTGGAATTCAAACATTCGTGACCGAAAAAGTTGACGTAGATATTAAAAAGGGCAAGCGCAAAATGGCGCCCTTTGTGGCTCGAAGGCGTGGTGGGATTACTGTTGACAGAGGCGGATTCAGCACTGAGACTTACACCACCCCATACATCGCCCCCCAAAGGGCTATTACTGTCGATGACATCATGAACAGAGGCCTTGGAGAAAACATTTATAGCACGAAGACGCCACAGGAGAGAGCACAAGAGCTGCTTGCCAAAGACATAGCCGAGCTTGACGAGATGATCACCAGGCGTGAGGAGTGGATGTGCAGAGAACTGCTGCTTAACGGGGTCGTGACGATCAAGGGTTGGGTTGACAGGGTCGATGGCGGTGCAGATTACGTCGAGGACGTAATAGACTTTCAGTTTACGAATAAGAAAACGCTTACAGGGTCTGGAGGTGACGCATGGGACCAGTCAACGTCTAAGAAGATAGACGACCTGAAGCGAATAAGGCGATCTATTATCCAAAAAACGGGCAAAAACCCCAACGTCATCATAATGGCAAATAACGTTGTAGATCTTTTCCTTTCCGATGAAGACGTAAGGACCTTATTCGACATCAGAAACATTACGCTTGGGTCTATACAACCACACATACAGATGGATGGGGTTACCTACGTTGGTACATTAAACGCACTTGGTCTTGAGATATATACCTACGACGAATGGTTCCTCGATGATGACGGGACAGAAAAACCGATGATCCCTGACGATCACCTGATTATGGCTAGCACTGGTCTTGGGTCTAGGCTGTATGGTGCGGTGACGCAGATGGAGGAGGCCGATGGGCAGTTCCACACATACGAAGGCACCCGTGTGCCACGTGTATGGTCTGACATAAATAACGATGTTAAGATGATCCGCCTTGCTTCAAGACCGCTGCCTAAACCTGAGGATGTTGATTCTTGGTACGTATTAAAGGTCAAATAGGATGGTGATGGCATGGCCATATTGATTAAGAGATTTAAGGTACGATATAACGGAGTAACGTATGGGCCTGGTGAGCCTGGTGGTGAAATCCTGTATGGTCTGTCGCAAGATGAAGAGGACAAGCTTATAGCTAAATCTAATGGCACGATCGAGCGATATAATGAACCTCAATTTGATCAGGAAGCGGAAAGCTCAAAGCCTGGCCCAAAACCAAAGGCTAAGAGACCTAACGCTAGCCGCAAAAAAGAAGAATAATGGCAAACTTTAAGGATTTTGTTAAACGTGATTTGGAAACTTTCATAAATCTTGACGAGTTTGCTGAAATACATCATATCGATGGCATGCCCGTGAAGTCCATTATAGACAGCGACGTTTTGCAGATTTATAGCAATGTGAAGGCCGAGCAGTATGATGGAGTCTATCGTAGTGTTTTAGCTCTCTACGTTAAGGAAGATGATCTTGGATATCGCCCTGTTAGAGACCAACACCTTAACATTGATGGGGCTATCTATATTGTGGATGAATGCTCTTCGGAGATGGGCATCCTGAAAATTGTGCTTGGGGTGGCAGAATCATGACGATAGAAATTAGGGAAGAACAATTTGAGCGTGCCAAGCTTGTCTTGAGCAAGGTCCCAAAGGGCATAGAAAGGGCCATGGCTTCGGCAATAAACAGAGCAGCCCAAAGCGGAAGGACTGAAGCGGTTAAAAAAGTACGAGAGCGCTATATTGTAAAAGCGTCGACTGTTCGCGAACCGCTTAAAATTGAACGAGCTACCTCGTCTTCGCCTATGGCTGTCCTGAGAGCTGCAGGCAGGGTTATCCCACTTTCTAAGTTCAAGATTCGTCCGTCTGTGCCTACGCCTGGCAGGCCTAAACCTGTAACGGCAACGGTAGTAAAAGGTAAAGGTGGCACTATACCAAGGGCATTCGTAGCCCGCATGCCTAGAGGGCACGTCGGGGTATATCGTAGAAAGGGCAGGCCACGGCTGCCAATTATGGAATTGTATGGCCCTTCCGCCCCTCAAATGATCGGGAATGAAGAGGTTATGCGGGCACTCGAAGAAAAAGCGCAGCAGACACTGGACGAGCGCATGGAACATGAGATAACCAGACTTTTGGAGGGGATAAAATGAGCTGCCCCGTTGATCTGATTGACTCTATTTGTGATTTTTTGCGCAACTCTACAATCATGAACATGGACTTGGCTACCAAAAAAGATGAAGAGAAGGCTCTACAAGTTATAGCTGGGTATCTGCCACCCAAAAAATCAGTGCCTGACCCCGACTTTCCATTTGTGATCGTACGTATTGAAAGCTTTGAAGATAAGTTAGAGGGCGCAACCGCAAATATCAGCATGGTAGTCGGAACATATTCTGAAGATGCGCAAGACGGCTGGCGTGATGTAGTTAATATTGCAACAAGGGTTTGGTATGAATTATTTAAAAAGCGCGTAGTGGCCGACAGATACAGGATCGAATATCCGTGCAAATTTATTTTGCCGGAAGAGCAACCCTTTCCGCAGTGGATCGGGATGCTTTCAACTGTATGGACGATAGCGCATCCGATTGAAGAAATTTTAGAAAAGGAGGTAGTGATCGATGGCGAGTTCTTCAGGTAAGGGGAAAAACATGCGGTTTAAGGCGTTCGGCCAAGTCAAGGTAGAGCGCCTTATTTATTGCGGGCCTAATCTACCTGGGGGCAAACTGACGAAATACAGGGTGTTCAAGGGCGGTATTCCAGAATATCTGAATGATGTGATCGCCAAATGTCCTGAGATAAAACGTCTGTTTGTACCGGTTGCCGACCTGCAAAAAGCAGAAATCGCAATTGGCACAAAAGGCACACCTCAACAGCTTGCTTATGAGGTGGTCCAAAAAAACATTTCTAAAGGTGGTGTATAGTGAATGGTATATAAACATGGCGTTTATGTTTCCGAAGTTCCAACCTCGATAATCCCGCCAGTTAGAACCACGGCGGGATTGCCTTTTGTAGTAGGGACTGCGCCAATAAACCTGACTGATAAAACAAATGTAAATAAGCCCGTGCTTTGCTACAGCTATCAGGAAGCAGTAGAGGCCTTTGGATATAGTGATAATTGGGAAAACTACACTCTTTGTGAGTTTATATATTCCCACTTTGCGCTGTTTAATGTAGCCCCGGTTGTCCTGGTCAACGTGCTCGATCCTGCAGTGCATAAGGGGAGTGTAACTGCAGAAGCGCATACATTCGCAGCTGATAATCCTGCTGTTGTTTTGTCTAAACAAGGAGTGCTGTTGGATTCAGTCGTTGTTAAGTCTGAAGATGGCACAACAACCTATGTGCTCGATACAGATTATACCGTTG